ATGCTGGAATGCTTTTTGAAAAGAGAGCTATTCAACAATATACCATAGATAAAAAATATCCACCTAATCCATATAATTACAAAAATGAAGAAGAGTGGAAGGAAGATTTTGCAACAGTATTCAAACATTGTATAGATATTGGATACAGTCAAGTAACAGAAAAAGATTATGATTTTTGGGTTGTTGCATTTCACAACGACAAAGATGAAACATTGTTTAGAAAAGATTCTGACAAAAATGAAATTGATGGATATTTTAGAGATCCTGATAACTATTGTAAAGTATGGCGAGAATTTCAAACAAAAGAAATGCCATCATATTGGGTAGTTTGGCCACACTCGGAATCAAAAGGATGGTGTGATAGGATAACAGGTCAATTAAATCATAATGCTGTGAGTTAAATTTATAAAATATGGATTTAAATACTATAAAGAAATATTTTACACCCGAATCAATTTTAGACATTGGTGCCAATATAGGTCAATTTTATAATGAGTGTAAAATTACGTTTCCTAATTCTTATTATTATTTAATTGAGGGTAATATTAAATGTGATGATGTTTTAAAAACATTAAATGTTGATTATAGTTTAGAAATTTTAAGTGATGAGGTTAAAGAGGTCACTTTCTATAAAACAACTTATGATGAAAAATGTACGGGTAATTCTTTATATAGAGAAAAAACATCTTTTTATGATGATGAACATATTATCACTGAACGTAGAAATACTACAACTTTAGAAAAAGTTTTATCAAAAAAAAATTTTGATTTAATTAAAATAGATGTTCAAGGATCAGAATTAGATATTATTAAAGGTGGTTTGGATATTGTTAAAAATTCAAAAGGGATAATACTTGAGGTATCATTAATAGAATATAATCAAGACTCACCAACAAAGGATGAGGTTTATGAATTCATGTCTTCAATAGGATTTAATCACTCTGAAATTGTTGGGTACATTAACCATCCATTAACTCACGAGTTAATACAACACGATGTTTTATTCGTCAAACAAAACAATTAATTATGATTAATACCGCTTTAATGACCGTGTTATTTGATTACCCCGATTACTATCAACCAACTTTTTATAAAAATGCATTAAAATATTTTAATGAAGAAAATATACATATTGTAAGGTTAAGTAATTTAATTAATGATGGAAGTTATTACGATAAACTTTTTTATTATAAAGTTATTGGGTTATTAGAATACATTGAGAAAAATATTCTTGGTAAATACGAATATATATTGTTTTTAGATGCCACAGATACAAATTTCATCTCTTCCCCTGAAGATATTATTACAACATTTAAAGAACATGATTGTTCAGTATTATTAGGTGCAGAATATGGTTTATGGCCGGTAACTAATTACACTCATTTGTATGATGAAAAATCAAAATTATCGGACAAATTTTATTTAAATTCTGGAACATATATCGGTTATACAGATAAGATTGTGTTTCATTTAAAGGATATTATTGAAAAGAAATATCAAGAAGGTATTGATGACCAAGGAAGATGGTCAATTCAATATCTTTTAAATAATGATATTAAAATAGATCAAGAATGTAAGGTTTTTTTTAGTACATATCTTTCAAAAAAAGACGTTTTAATAGACAACAATGTTGTAACATTAAAAAATATAACTGCTTGTATTATACATGATAACGGACCTTATGGTGATGATACTATCAAATTAACAAATTTATTATAAAATATATGACAAGATATTTACATGTTGGTTGTGGTGATGTTATACTACCACCCCCATTTGAGAATTTAGATGGTAGGAATATAGATGGTGTTGACTATATCTCATCAGTATACCCATTACCATTTGAGAATAACAGTTTTGATTTAGTTTATTCTTCTCACGTTTTAGAACATTTTCATAGAAATGAGACACTAAATGTGTTAAAGGAATGGGTTAGAGTTTTAAAACCTGATGGTATTTTAAGAATTTCAGTTCCTTCTTTTGAAAATATCATAAAGATTTATGAATTAAGTGATGGTGATATTGAATCAGTTACAGGTCCTCTTATGGGGGGTCAAACATATGACACTAATTTTCATTATAATGTTTTTAATAAAAAATATTTAACTAAATTAATGGAAGAATCGGAATTAATTGCGATTCATACTTGGGATTATAGAAGAACGTCTCATTCAAAATATTTTGATTTTTCTCAGGCAATTACTTGGGAAATCCCAATATCTTTAAATTTAGAAGGGAGAAAAAAATGAAGATAGCAATAGTGACAGGATGTTCAGGTTTGATTGGTTGTCAATCAGTAAAATTTTTAACTGAAAAAGGTTTCTTGGTAGTTGGAATTGATAACCATATGAGGGGATATTTTTTTGGTGAAAGTTCATCAACTAAAGATATTACTGAACAATTATTAGTTGATTATCCTTCTTTTGTTTTTGAATTTTGTGATATTAGAGATTACCATACTTTAGAAACTATTTTTAAAAAATATAGTACCGATATTGATTTAATAATTCATACGGCCGCCCAACCATCTCACGATTGGGCCTCAAAAGAACCAATAACTGATTTTACAATAAATGCCAACGGCACTTTAAATTTATTAGAGTTAACCAGACAAAATTGTCCAAACGCAACATTCATTTATACCTCAACTAATAAAGTATATGGGGATAGACCAAATACCTTAAATTTGATTGAAACAGATACAAGATATGAATTTTATGAAAATAATAAATTGTCAAACGGTATTAATGAAACTATGTCAATTGATAATTCAATCCATTCATTATTTGGGGTATCAAAAACGTCTGCCGATTTATTATGTCAAGAATATGGTAAATATTTTAATTTAAAAGTTGGGATTTTTAGAGGTGGTTGTTTAACGGGACCAAATCATAAAAGTACGGAATTACACGGATTCTTATCTTATTTAATAAAATGTGTTGTGACAGATAAAAAATACACTATAATTGGGTATAAAGGTAAACAAGTTAGAGATAATATTCATTCGGAAGATTTATTAAATGCTTTTTGGATGTTTTATCAGAACCCCAAATATGGTGAAATATATAATATCGGAGGGGGTAGAAATAATTCAATATCAATTATTGAGGCAATTAATTTAACAAATGAAATATTATCTAAAAATTGGAATAACTACGAGTTTAATGAAGATAATAGAATTGGTGACCACATTTGGTACATTACCGATTTATCTAAATTTAAAAATGACTACCATGAGTGGGAAATAAAACACGATTTGACATCAATAATAAAACAAATAATAAAACAAAATATATGATAACAGAATGGTTATATGAAAATAATAGAGACTCTTCGATTTGTCGACAAAAAGTTAAACAAATAATTAGAGAAAATAATTACACATCAATTGATGTTGGTGCTGGAGTGAATTATTGGAGCTATCCCGAATGTACGGTTGTTGCCGACATATTAAACTTAGAAAATTTTTCACATTATAATAAAACCGAAACTCATATAAAAAAAGTTTTTAACCTTAATTTACAAAACCCATCCACTTGGGGTGAATTATTATCTTATGTGGAAGAAAACGGTAAATTCGATTATTCTATTTGTTCTCATACTTTGGAAGATATTGTTAATCCATTTGAAGTAATAAGATTGTTAATTAAAATATCTAAAAAAGGATTTATTGCAATACCTAGTAAATTTGATGAATTAACATTTCTTTATGGAAATTATTATAGAGGTAATCCTCATCACAAATACATTTTTGATGTAATAAAAAACGAATTATGTATTTTTCCAAAGCCAGGATTTTTAGAAAAAAATGAACAATCAGATGAAATCTCGATGTTTGGTTATTTAGGCCACCAACTTTGTATTTTTTGGGAAGACAACATCGAGTATAATATTTTTGGTGATAACGTACATTATAGCGACCAAGAATTGATAAATAATTATTATAACACTCTTAAACACAATTTATCATATGAAACCACAAATTAAAATAACAAGAACAAATTTTCCAAATCAATCTATGTTATATTGGATGAGTTATTTTTCTAATATATTAGAAAAAAAATATGAGGTGGTAATAGACAATGAAAACCCTGATTTAGTTTTCTGGACTAATGTGTACTCATCGTCATCACAAATTGATTCCTATACAAATGAATTAGCAAAAAGTCATACGGATTTTCCTAATGCAAAAAAAATATATTGTTCTTGTGAAATAACACCAAGTCATTTAGTTATTGTTGAGTTAGGTGATGACCATTACGCAATTGGTCCCGAACCTTTAGTTCATGATAGATATCTACATTTACCAATACACAATACCACCGCCGCTTGGGGTTTATATGATGAATCAAAACTATTTGAATCACCTTATGATTGGTTAACAAAACCAAGAGACGGTAGAAAAATTCTAAATGAAAAAAAATATTTTTGTGGAGTGGTCCAAAATTCAACAATTCTTTTAAGGGCCGAATATTTTGAAAAATTATCAAACTATAAATTTGTTAGAGCATCAGGTCAATGGATTACAAATGTACCCCCCAATGAAGCAACTATAAGTCACCCAAGGATTGATGGTGAAGGATATTTGAGTAAAATAAACTTTTTAAATAATTGTAAATTTTCATTACAAATACAATCAAATGTTTTGCCACATTTAACGGTTGAAAAAATAATTCAAGCTTATGCCGCAAACACTTTACCAATATATTACGGAAATGAATTAGTTCTTGAGGATGGGTTTAATCCAAACGCATTTATTAATTGTCATGAATTTAATTCAGTTGATGATGTTGTTAACGAAATAATAAAAATAGATACTGATGATAAATTATATATTAAAATGATGAGTGAACCAATTTTTGTTGGGAACAAGTTACCTGATTATTTTAATCATGATTATGTTTTAGGTTTCTTAGATAAAATAATAAATAACTAATAATAATATGAAATACTTTCACACAACACTTGCAATAAACGAACCGTACCTAAAAAATAGTTTGGATTTTTTTACTTCATTACATGACAAAACTGAAAATGGGTACTATAATATAACCACTAGTAAAGAAGATTTAAATAATTTTTTTAATAACACCGGATTAACCATAGATGAATTTAAAAAAAAATATCCTAAAATTTTAATAACAACGGTTGAGGATTTAAATTCTCGTTTTAAATTTCCATTAGAAATGGAGGGCAACGGATTTATTTTTAATTTAAATTTAAAAGTGTTATCAATTAAGGCAGCTCTTATGTCAAATATTGATTTTGAATATTTAATATTTTCAGATGGAGATTGGGGTATCTATGACGGATTTGAAGAGGATAAATTATTCAATATGTTCCAATATATGGAAGATAACAACATTGATTTTGGATTTGAAAGACCGGCAAAAATTGGTGATTATAAAAAAAATAATTATCAAGATTGTTTTTTTTATGAAAAAATAATTGATTATGGGGTTGATAAACATGATTTGTGGGACGAAGCGGAAGTTGTTAATGAACAATTTTTAGTATTTAAAAACAACTCTAAATTAATGGTGTTTGAACAAAAATGGGAACAAATGCTTTGGTATAGCATTGCAAATAACATTAGAAATTACCCTGATGGGTTTGAAATAGGTGTTTCTGCGTTAGAATCTAAAATGGTAAACAGTATTCATCCACTTAGAATATTAACAAATTGTTTTTATTTCTACCCAAAATATACAGAAACTAAACATATAAGATTTTAAAAAAAATGAATATACAAGAAAATATAACAAGATTTACAGATCTTGCATCTAACGATAGCTTATCATCATTTAAAGGTCATACATCCCAACAATTTCATGGGGCTTATGAAGTTTTTTATAACTTTATTAAGGAGGTTAAACCAAACAGAATTCTTGAAATTGGTACTGCCTTGGGTGGGTTTACCACATTTTTAAAAATAATTTGTGATGAATTAAATTTAGATATAAATATTAGAAGTTACGACATACATAAACATCCTTGGTATGACACTATTATTAATATGGGTATTGATATACGAGTGGAAAATATATTTACAGAAAATTTTGTTGATATGTTCGATGAAGTTAAAGAATACATTAACCAACAAGGTGTTACTATAGTTCTTTGTGACGGCGGATGGAAAGTGGGGGAATTTAATTTAATTTCAAAATATATTAAAGAGGGAGATTTTATATTAGCTCACGATTATGCCGAAAATAGAGAAATTTTTGATGAAAAAATATACGGTAAAATATGGAATTGGCTTGAAATTCAAGAGTCCGATATCGAAGAGTGTTCAATAAAAAATAATTTAATCCCATACAAAAAAGAAACTTTTGAAAATGTGGCTTGGGTTTGTAAAAGAAAAGAAAAAATTTAACTATAAATGAAAACAAAATTTGTTACGTCATATTACATGGATGTCTCAGAATTCACTAACTATAAGTGGATTGGTAGTTATGCTAGTAGGAAACCAAGGTATTTGTCATCGTTAATTAACCATTGCAAAAATTTCTCTTCGTACGATATTGTTTGTTATACGCATCAAATTAATTATGATGAATTATTAAAAATTAAAAACGATTACGAATTAAATAATTTAACAATTAAAGTTAAAGAATTAGATGACATAAAATACACCGAAAAAATTAATAAAGTAGTTAACAATGTTCCTGACTATATGGAAAAATTTGGTATAGCTGGTAGGCCTCCACAGGTTATGTGGGGTAAATTTGATTTGATTAGGTTAGAATGTACAAATGATATTGATAATATCTATTGGATTGATGCAGGACTGCAAGCAATTCAATTATTTCCTAAAAGATATAATCCGTATATGAATGATTCTGATATATGGACAAATATAGAAAAAACAGGTAATTTTAATTTATTATTTAATGAAACTTTAATTAATAAATTAAATTACATGATAGGAGATAATTTTTTTAATATTATGTGTAGTACCATGCAAAGTATGGTACATTCATTTAATGATTATAATCCAATAAATGGTTATTATCCAATTGGTGGTTTTTTTGGTGGTAACCTTAGTTCGGTTTTACATTATTGTGATATTTTTGACGATGCAGCCAACAAGCATTTAGATAATAATATTCTATGTTTTGAAGATTCAATTATGAAACAAGTTACAGATAGATACCCTAAAGAAAAATTATACACATTAGAGTGTAATACACATCAAAATGGTTTAAATGAACAAGAGTTTCATTATGATGAATGGGATTTTAATAAAAATCTACCAAAACCAATATGGAGAATTTGGGAAGAGATACGTGATAATAATCAATATTAAAAAAAATGAGTAATATAACACTAGTAACAGGTATTTGGGATATTGGAAGAGGTGACTTATCTGAAGGATGGTCAAGACCATATCAACATTATTTAGATAAATTTGAAAAACTTTTAGAAGTTGATAATAATCTTATCATTTTTGGAGATGAAGATTTAAAAGAATTTGTTTTCAAAAAAAGAAAACCTGAAAATACTCAATTTATTTTAAGGCCTTTAAGTTGGTTTAGAAATAATGAATTTTTTGATATGATTCAAAAAATTAGAACTAACGAATCTTGGTATAATCAAGTTGGTTGGTTGAAAGAATCAACACAAGCAAGATTGGAGAATTATAATCCACTTGTAATGTCTAAAGTTTTTATTCTTAACGACGCTAAAATTATGGACCAGTTTAATTCAGAATATATGTTTTGGATTGACGGAGGATTAACTAATACGGTTCATCCTGGTTATTTTACGCACGATAAAGTTTTAGAAAAATTATCAAAATATATTAATAAATTTTCATTTATCTGTTTTCCTTATGAATCTGAAAGCGAAATTCATGGATTTAATTCTGAAAAAATAAATTCATATGCGGGTAAAAAAATAACTAAAGTTGCAAGAGGTGGATTTTTTGGTGGGCCTAAAGATTCTATTAGTGATATTAATGGGATTTATTATGGATTATTAAAAACAACTTTGGAAGATGGATATATGGGTACTGAAGAATCAATTTTTAGTATTATGTTATATAAACATTCCGATTTAATTAATTATTTTGAAATTGAAGATAATGGGTTAATTGGTAAATTTTTTGAAGATTTAAAAGATGAAAAATTACAAGTAAAATCTGAAACGTCTATTAAAATTAATCAATCTAATTTAGATATTAATAAAGTTGGATTATATGTTATAACTTTTAATAGTCCAAAACAATTTGAAACTCTCATAAAATCTATGGAAGTGTATGATATGGATTATTTGAATAAAACTAAAAAGTTTTTATTAGATAATTCAAGTGATGAATCTACTTATGAAAGGTATAGTGAATTATGTAGAGAACATAATTTTGAACATATTAAAAAAGATAATTTAGGTATTTGTGGTGGAAGACAATGGATTGCCGAACATTTTGAAGAACAAGATTTAGATTTTTATTTATTCTTTGAAGATGATATGTTTTTTTATCCTAAAGAAGGTGAAATATGTAGAAATGGATTTAACAGGTATGTTAAAAATTTATTCACCAAATCAATTGAAATTGTTAAAAAAGAAAATTTTGATTTTCTTAAATTAAATTATAGCGAATTTTTTGGGGATAATGGTACACAATGGGCTTGGTATAATGTTCCTCAACATATTAGAAATCAATTTTGGCCAGGTAAACCAAGACTTCCTGAAATGGGATTAGACCCAAATGCCCCAAAAAGTTTATTTACCAATGTTTTAAGTCATAAAGGATTACCTTATGCGATAGGTGAAGTTTATTATTGTAATTGGCCTCAAATAGTTACAAAAGAAGGAAATAAAAAAATGTTTTTAGACACAACTTGGGCACACCCTTTTGAACAAACATGGATGAGTCATATGTATCAGTTAGTTAAAAAAGGAGAATTATATCCTGGTATATTACTTTTAACTCCAACTGAACACAATAGATTTGAACATTACGATAGGGGGTTGCGTAAAGAGTCATAACAATATATTTATTGTTATGGAATTTTATATTAAAAAAAACGCAACATTGCCTGTTTTAAAAATGCAAGTTGTTAAAGATGGTAGATCTGGGTATCAACAATTGATGGAAGATCTTGAAGTATCTTCAATATACTTTACAATGATTGATGTTGAGACTGGTGTTCCAAAAATTGTTTCCGCGCCTTGTAGTATTGTTTCTCTTATATTACCTGAAGGAGCAACACCTGAATATTATATTTATTTTCAATTTACAACAAGGGGTACAAACACTCCAGGAAGATATCAGGGTCAATTTTTAATTAAAAATGATGAAGGAAATTTAATTTTACCTATTAGAGAAGAACTTTATATTAATATACAAGAAAGTTTTATAGCCGAAAGCCCATGTTGCTAATATTTATTATAAAATAAAGTAAATGGCTTGTTCAAAATATTCAATAATAAATACAGGTTCTACAATTGTCACATTTAATTACAGAAGATGTGATGATGCAATGTGGGAATATCAGGTTGAAATAACTCCTGGAGAAACAAAAAATATATGGTTAATTAGCGACACATTTTCAATTGCATCATCATTTAACCAACAAATATCGGTTGATAATCAAGGTGTATTTCCTCCAATAACTCCGGGACCAACACCAACACCAATTCCATCAAACGATTTAAGTGATTTGATCATACCTAATGATGATGTAACTTATATAATACTATAAATTAAAATTAAAATAAAATAAAATGGCAATAGGAGCAAGAATTTTAAGTACCAATTTAAGTGGAAAGACAGCAAATGTTACTTTCCTTCCAGCATCTGGAGGTACTATTGATTTGGGTACACAAACAATCCCATTTAATTATATGACACCAAACCCTTATGGTGAATATGATTTATTTGTTACGCAATATCAAACAGGATATACTGTAACGATACCAATTCCACCACCAGCACAATCGGCTTATACTGAAACGGTTAATTTAACTTTTTCAGGATCTGTTTTATCTAGTTCTTGGGGTTCATATACTACAGAGTATATACAATCATTAGGATTTGTTCCTGAAGATATTGTTTATGCCGAAGGAATTTGTTCTGATGATGTCGACGCACCAATATTTCAAGGTTTTAATAACATTGGACAATTTCCAACCTCAACAAATGCTTTTCTTGGACCATTTATGTCAGGAGGCCTAGCAGGTTATCCATTTGTTGGTCAAGTAGGTTTAGGTGCTTGGGCTAGTCATATTACAACAGGTACAACAAGTTCAGGAGGAACATTATTTATATCAAGTACACCACACATTGGTATTACACTTGACGGTGATGTTGGTTATATCTACCGTAAAGGTAATGTTAGTGGTACTACTTTATCATCAACTTGTGGAGCGGTTGCAGGTGCAATAGCTCAAGTTATTTCAACAGGAGCAACACAACCAAATTTCTCAACATGGTCAGGAAGTGGAGATTATGAATTTTATTATCTTCAAGATATTTTGTGGTCTGAAAGAGAAACTTTGTCAGGAATGACATATGGCGATAGAATGGCATATGCAACAAGAGTAATTAGAGATAGATCAAAAGATTTTTTACTTGGTGCTTTACCTGCAGCAATTACTGGTGGAACATTATCTGCTTTAGGTTATGTTAGTGAAAATCCAGTTTATTTCTGTAATGGTCTTTTTATAAATACAGATTATGGTTATGAGTCTTATGTGCAAGTTGATGGATTTTCTGCTTGGACATGGAACAACATAACATCTGCGGGTACATGGAATGATTTAACTTCTGATTATCTTTTAGGTCTTTTACCTTAAAATAAAATTAAAATAATAATAAAAAACCCTCAAAAATGAGGGTTTTTTATTTTATAAATTTTGATTTTAGATCTTAAATTTTTATATTTATTTAGGAAGGTAAATTTCACATTGTGTGAAAGCTAATAGACCACTTAAAAAAATATAGTATGATCTCAAACGAAGAAATAGAATCGTTCCTTCACGGTAACGATCCTGAAGAATTTATAGTTGCAATAGAGTTTGACTACGCTTCAAACTCAATCTACAAAATCAAAGAAATACCTGGTAAAGGAAAAGATATCCGTAAAGATACATTCATCCCATTCGCGTGGGTCGGAGATCTTAAAGGGATGAAGTTTTACAATGATTCCAAAGCTGTTCAAAAAGAAGCAATGACAAAATATGGGATTATGATTGAAAAATTAGAAACTCATAATAATGAACGACTTGAAAAAGGTTTAACTTATATGGTTAAATCTCTTAAAGGATATAGAGAATTAATACAGTTCTTTAGAGATGGTGGTTGTGATCCTTGGGGTGAGAAGGCAAAAAGTAAAATAATGATTTTACCTCCTGTTGAACAATACTTAATCTCAAAAGAAAAAAGATTGTTCAAGGGATTTGAAGATTATAATCAGGTGACTCGTCTTGTATTTGACTTGGAAACGGATGCTTTAGATCCAAAGGATGGTCGTATCTTTATGATTGGAATAAAAACTAACAAAGGATATCATAGAGTTATCGAATGTCTTGATGAATCAGAAGAAAAGAATGCAATCGTTGAATTCTTCAATGTGATCAATGAAATAAAACCAAGTATTATTGGTGGATACAATTCGGCAAACTTCGATTGGCATTGGATATTTGAGAGATCAAAAATATTGGGAATTGATGTTAGAAAGGCTTGTAAATCTTTAAACCCCAATCATTCTTTCACAAGAAAAGATAGTATGTTAAAATTGGCCAATGAAGTTGAAGAGTATGTTCAGACTTCAATTTGGGGTTATAATGTAATTGATATTATACATGCGGTTCGTAGAGCTCAAGCTATCAATTCAAGTATTAAAGCTGCAGGTTTGAAATATATAACAAAATTTATTAACGCTGAAGCGGCAGATCGAGTTTATATTGATCACGAAAACATTGGTAAAATGTATCGTGATAAAGAAGAATATTGGTTAAATGTTCAAAATGGTAAGTATAAAAAGGCATCTGAATATAAAGATTTGGACCTAAAGTTTCCTGGTGTTTATATTAAAACAACAGGTGATAATATTGTGGAGAGATACCTTGATGATGACTTGGATGAAACCCTTAAGGTAGATCAAGAATTTAATCAAGGATCGTTTCTTCTAGCCGCAATGATCCCCACCACATATGAGAGAGTTTCTACAATGGGAACCGCAACTTTATGGAAGATGTTGATGTTGGCTTGGTCATACAAAAATGGACTTGCAATTCCTGATAAAGAATTCAAGACAGACTTCGTAGGAGGTCTTTCTAGACTACTTAAGGTCGGGTATAGTAAGAATGTTCTTAAGCTCGATTTCTCGTCTCTATACCCCTCCATTCAGCTCGTACACGATGTTTTCCCTGATTGTGATGTGACGGGTGCAATGAAAGGAATGTTAAAGTGGTTTCGTGATACTCGTATCAAGTATAAAGAGTTGGCGGAACAATATTATGAGACAGACAAAAAGAAATCAGAATCATATGGTCATAAACAATTACCGATCAAGATATTCATCAATTCAATGTTCGGAGCATTGTCAGCACCTCAAGTTTATGCTTGGGGTGAGATGAACTCTGGTGAAAAGATTACTTGTACTGGAAGACAATATCTTCGTCAGATGATCAAATTCTTCATGTCTCGTGGTTATACCCCACTTGTAATGGATACGGATGGTGTAAACTTTTCAAGTCCTGATGATGCCAATGATAGAAAGTATATTGGTAGAGGATTGAATTGGAAAGTTAAAGTGGGTAAAGAATATACGGGACCTGAAGCCGATGTTGCAGAATACAACGATATCTTTATGAGAGGTGAGATGGCTCTTGATACTGATGGTATTTGGCCTTCTTGTATAAACCTTGCAAGAAAAAACTATGCGGTAATGGACGCCAAAGGAAAGATAAAGTTGACGGGTAATAGTATTAAATCTAAAAAGTTACCAGTGTATATTGAAGAGTTTTTGGACAAGGGTGTGAAATTATTATTGGAAGGAAATGGAAAGGCTTTTGTTGAATACTATTATGAATACATACAAACAATAGTTGATAAGAAGATTCCTCTTGGTAAGATAGCACAAAAAGCTAAAGTCAAATTGTCAATTGATGACTACAAGAAAAGATTAACAACAAAAACAAAGGCGGGAAATAGTATGAGTCGCATGGCACATATGGAACTCGCAATACAAGAAAACTTAAGTGTGAATTTGGGGGATGTTATAATGTATGTTAATAATGGTACAAAGGCTTCACAGGGGGATGTTCAGAAAATGACGGTAAAACAAATTAAAGATACAAACGCTGTGAACACATTTAGCAATCCAAAAGCAAAGTTAATTACTGACGGTGTTATGATTAATTGTTATATGTTAGATAAAAATATATTAGAAAATAATCCAAATTTGACTGGTGATTACAATGTTCCAAGAGCAATGTCGACATTTAATAAAAGAATCGAACCCTTATTAGTTGTTTTCAAAGAAGAAGTTAGGAAAGGTTTAATTGTTGAAGATCCTAAAGAAAGGGGTATATTTACAACATCTCAATGTGAATTGATTAATGGTGTACCGTTTGAAGAAAGTGATCAAGATACCTTAGAAGAAGTCATGACTTTATCTGAAGGAGAATCAAACTTTTGGAACAGAGTAAATCAAAGCGAAAATCATATGTATGAATTAGCGGAAGAAGGATGGGAAAAATATATTAAAACTATGACTGTTTAAGACCGTCACTAGATAAAATATACCAATTACCTGCGGCAAATCTGAATTCAACACAAGCGTATCTATCCATCACAATTTCATCATAATCTTCGTCAATTTTACCAACATCGGGTTTCACTGTTATTGGAACCATTGCTTTAACTACAATGTGATCAGTTGTTTTGGAGTTTAATGTTATTGTAGATTGTGAGATGTTTCTAATTACAATACAGGATTCACCATTTGTTTGATATTCTGATTCTGAAATTATTGAAACTTCTGAAGTTTCAATTAAAAGACCATTAATAATTCTTTGTGTAGGAATTGTTCTTACTATTGCCATAAAATTAAATTACATATATTTGTCTTGGGAAAGCGTGGAACTTAAGTTGTTTATTTAAATTTTCCGCAATTAAAGCTTCCCTTTCCATAACTTTTTCTGGTCTTAATCTGGTTAACCAACCTTCTGCACCAATTAATTCTTCCAATAATTTAGATTTTTCATCTTTGGATTCAGTTAATAAACTTTGGTAATCCATAATTATTTCTGAATCGGGTGTTTTTAAATTACCACTATATTTTCCTCTGACTCTTGCTAAAGTTTCTTTTACATATGCGGTAAACCATCTTCTCACCCATTGTTTTCCTGGTACATTTAAATCACTCCAAGTAAGTTCTTCTATTGGAACATCTGTTGGAAGTTTAATAATATCTGGGTTTGATTTTAAACAATCGGCTCTATCATCTGCACCTACATCATAATACCAATACCACACAGCATGACCATTATAAAGACTATAATTACTCCAACTAAACCTACCACCAGGTGTATTGTAAAGAAATATATTTTTCTTTCCATCAGGTAATCCTGTTATTCTATAAGTTAAGGATCCCCCTAATATTCTATTTAAAATATTGGCTTCCTGCATTCTGATTAGATAATCAAATCCTGACATCATAAAATATGATCCTTGATATCCCATTTGTGCGTATCCTGCTTCATTGGCACCCAAACCAATACCACCAAATCCACCACCAACACCACCAAGACCAAAAGCTGTCCAAGGTTGATTACTAAACCATAGTAATTCATTTACTTCTCTTCCCGCAGGAATTTCATAGTTTTGAACTCCACCACTTAATATAAAATAATCTTTTTTTAATACCCAAGGACCTACTGTTTGTAGTCCAACGATTTTTGAATATGAGTATTGAAATTGTTGTTCAAAATCCATTGTTCTTGTTACAAGAGCTCTGGCCACAGATTTTTCTGTCATATTTAAATTAACAAGGTTAACCCATTGAGAATCAATTAACCATTGTAGGATATACTCTTCGTAGTCCCCAATCGCTAATTCCATAAGAGAATCCATCATTTCATCTTCAACCTCAACACTTCGTAGTGGGGCACCTAACAGATGTTTAATTCTGGTATAAATTTTCGATCTTTCTGGTTCTGGAATAACTGCCATAATAATATAAATATTGTGATTATTCTATTTCGTATAAAAGCGAATCTATATTAAATATATATTGATCTGAAGACTCAATAGGGTTATTTTTAAATATTAAAGTTTTTTCAGTTTTTGGGTTCGAAAAAATTATCCAATCTACATCATATTGTTTAACATTTCCGGTATCCAATAATTCAATTCTATTTTTTAAAATTGAATAGGTTGAATATGGTTTAACTTGGGCGGTCATTGTTTTATCTCCCATTGTTATTTTAAGATCAATTCCTTTGAAAGCGTCTTTCTTTTGTCCATGACCTGATATTTTTTCAACTGTCGCTTCTCCTTTAAAAAAATTGTCTATTTTCTTTGCAGCACTATCTTCAGATTTTTCACCCCTATCCCAAAGTTTTTTTAATACTTTGATAATGTTTATGAAATCTTCATTATTTTTTGTGAATATATCTTTTTTAAAATGTTCTAATGCGTTAATAAATCTTTTTGTTTCTGTTACGGTTCTTTTTTCTTTATTAGAAAAATCAAATATTTTTTCAGGTTTTCCAATGTTTTCAATTTCTTTATTAACAGCTTTAACCAACAAACAAAAAGTATTAAAATTTGTATTCAAATTATTTAAAATTGATCTACCTTCTTTAGATTCAATACCATAAAAACCTGACATTTCGTTTGTATTCCCCTCTACCCAAAATTGATGAAAAACTTTTTTTAATACATCCATTACTCCGTCTTGATATACTCTTTTAATTTTTGAATTATTAATTAATTCTTTATAAAATAAAATTTCATTTGGATTACAAAATTCTGCGTTTTTTGATTCGTTTAAAATACCAACAAATCTTTCCGATTCCATAAGTTTTGTTTCGGTTTTCATTTCATACATCTTGGATACAAAATCCCAATTTACAACTTTCCAAAAGTTTTTGATGTATTCATCTCTTTTGTTTCTGTATTTGAGGTAATAAGCGTGTTCCCACAAATCAAGTCCCAATAACGGAAATCCCCCACCTTCAATAACATTCATAAGTGGATTATCTTGATTTTCTGTTGACATAATTTTAAGTCCGTTTTTTGCTGTAAGGACCAACCAAACCCAACCAGATCCGAATCTATCTTTGGCAATTGCTTCAAATTTCTTTTTGAAATTTGTGAAAGAACCAAATTCTTTTATGATTTTGTCATTAAGTTCTCCCTTTATTTTTTGTGGTGTTGGTGTCAACATATTCCAAAACAATGCGTGATTAAAAGCACCACCGGCATTATTTCTGATTGTTTTATCAAATTTACTGATAGTCTTGATAATCTGTTCTAAATCAAGATCACCTCGTTTTTTCTTTGCAAGAGCATCGTTTAGTTTATCCACATAACCTTTATAATGTTTGTTGTAGTGGAAATCCATCGTTTCAGGATCAATAAATTGTTTGAGGGCGGTATAGGAGTAAGGTAATTTTTCTATTCCTATTTTTTTCATTTCTGTAATCAACAACTCTTTTTCTTTTTTCACATGTTCCTCAAGTATCTGTGTTTCAAGTTGTATGATTTTCTTTTCTATTTTTATCATAATTTTGGATTATCTATCTTTATAAATAATCCGTATTTCATTAATTTCGCAAATTATTGATTCTTTGTAATATTTCTTCCACATAATCTGCCGAATCTATATGATCACCCATCACTGTAGCAATCACTTGTTTTTTATTATTTAATATGTCATAGATAATCCCCTCAATTGTATTTTCAAATAAAGGGTAATACACTAACACATTATTTTTTTGACCATATCTATATGCTCTATCTTCTGCTTGTGCATGATCTGAAGGTAAAAATGATAGGTCGTTGAAGATAACAGATTCTGCGGATGTTAGAGTGATACCAACACCTGCCGCTTTTATATTACCAACAAATACTTTTACTTTATCGTTTTCTTGGAATTGATCTACGCTGTTTTGTCTTTCTATCTTGGACATTGACCCGTCTAATCTAACCGCAACTTTTCCAAAATGTTCAACAATTCTGTTTAAAGATTCTGTAAAATTACAAAATATAATAACTTTCTTATCTTGTTCTATTATATTTTCCGCAAGTTCGATTGTTTGATTTATTTTTTCGTTTGCAATAATTTGTCTGACTTTAGTGAGTTTGGTAAATTGAACTGTAAGAGATTTTGATTCTTCAGGATTCTTATCATACCAATCATAATAATCTCCCATTACTTCTTCATATTCTTTTGATTTTAATTTCAAATAAACAGGAGTGATAATTTTGTCAGGTAAATCCAATACATTTTCTTTTAATCTTCTTAAGATGGTTGCAGATGTTCTGTCTCTTAATTCTTCCAAATTAGATGCACCCATCACATTCCATACTTTACGAAACCCCGCTTTAAATTGATATCCAGCACAATATCGAATAACATAAGCCATCCAATTTTTAGCCACGGGAGAATCAACCAAACTTAATAAATTATAATAGTCTATTGGTCTGGAGGTCATTGGGGTTCCTGTTAATAACCATAGACGATCAATGTCTTTAACAAAATCGTTTATAAGTTTTGTTCTTTGGGCTTGGGCATTTTTAATGTAATGAGCCTCATCAACAATTACCAAATCAAAGTTTGATTCATTTATTAATGATTTACCATTTTTTTTGGTTTCGTGGAAATTCTTTATGATATCATAATTTATGATAACAAAATCGTGATCAGCTGAAAAATTCTTACCTTCAGAAATATAAATGGATTTATCAGAATAATTTTCAATCTCTCTTTTCCAATTTATCTTTAAAGTGGCGGGACAGATAATTAAAACTTTTTTAACTTTGGCTTCCAAAGCGGCAATAATTGTTGAGGTTGTATTGTGGGTAACAATACAATGTTCAGCAACATATAATTTATCAGGTGAATCAACGGATATACATACCGCATCACCCTTTCTTTCGAATTCAATATTTTTTATATATCTTCCAACTTTATATTTTTGTGGCGAATTATATAAGTTTTTTTTCCTTTCCATTCTAAAAGGATTCATATCACCTTGTAATTTAATGTTTACACGATATGCTCTTTTCCCTTCTTGTTTTATACCTTTATATGTGTATTTTGGTATTCTACTTGATTTACGAGCAATTCCACCTAAACTATGTACAATTTCAATTACATCATCAACTAATTTTTCAGATATTGAACAAAATTCAGTTCCAGAAAATTCATTATTTTTTCTTGATTTATTACAAAAACCATCAGTATCCATTAAACCTTGTAATATACTTAACCTATCTTCAACACTACTAAATTTATATATTTCAGGAATAAATTTATCAATTGAAGTACATCCCATTAATCCTAATTCTTTTAAATTATTAGTTAGAGAATTTTTTCTTCCCATTTTAGTTACAATAGAATAATCACAATTATCTCCTTTAACTTTAGTTATTTCTAAATCTTCAGTTATTATTTCTTTTATATAATTAATAATTTCATTATCAACACTACTAAATCGTATAGATTTACCTGAAATGCCTCCGTCACCAATTAATAACCCAAGTAAATAAGGGTTGATTGGCAATTTATTTAAATTATTAAAATTTATTGGTTTAACAATTGGTATTTGCCATTTTAGTTGACCGTTTTTTGAAATATAATATGTCGGTTGTAACTTATTGTTTTTTCCTTCAATTCTTTTTATTTGTAAGTCTTTATCTAATAATTGTTTTATTGTTAAATCAATTGTTAACGTTTTTCTTAAATTACTATTATTACCGTTGGCGCCTGTTGATACTGACCAAATATGTTCATCGCAGCATAAAATAGAATATCCATCATTAAATGTAACTCTATATAAATCTTTTGTCCCTTGTGGATACACTCCAATTACATTATAGGGATTACCATCACTACCAATTACTTTTTCGCCAACGGTAAGTTCACCAATTTTTTTAGTTCCACTCGGTGTATAAATTTTAGTATTACTTTCTAAAGCCTTTCCAAGACCCATATCGTCGGCTAATATAAACCTTTTATTCTCAACCAATTTTTGGATTGCTTCTTTTTGGTGATCCAATGGAGGTCTATGAGAATATTTTTCATAATTAATCACAACATCTTTTACCGTATTGTCTTTTATGATTGATGCTTTAGGTAACCAAAAATGATGAAGTTGTTCGTTTTCAAGAACTTTACCCCAAATATGAAACGCCTTTTCTTTATCAGCCAAAAGTTTTTCTACCCAAACTTTTTGTGGAACTTCGGTGTATAGTTTATCGTCAGCAAGTTTTTGAGCAAAATAAGCATCAAGTGTTACCCATTTTTTTGCAACCTTTGGTTGTTTGTTGTGGTTGGTAATAATGTATTCCGATTGACTTCTTGTAGGGTAGAATTTCTTATTGATTTGGGATTTTCTTTTTAATTCCAAAATATAATTATTCCCTCCTTCATAAGTTTCAAGGATTGATAATGCTTTAGATTCTAAACTCAATTCACTCATTAAATCACATTAGTGTTTGATCTTCCATCAGCCCAATATGAGTTGTCACCATAATAGACCAATATTTCTTCATCAGGGTTTATGTCTTTAACACAATAAAATTCAAAGGTTTGATTTTCCAAATTAGATCTCCATAATGCGTTCGGAGTTATAGAATGATTATATAATGACCCATACCCCCAAGCAAGAACTTGTTTTTCCCAATTTTCGTGGGTTTGAGGCCAATTGAATCTGTAATCGATTAAAACAGGAGAACTATGACCGAATGGAATATTCAAATCGTAGATTGGACATTCTTCTATAATTTCTCCTTCATATATTTTTTCTGAAGCAAAAACACCCATTCCTTGTATTTGACTATGAGATATATAAATTTTTGTTGGCGGTTTGATTTTCACAAAAAAACTTTTAATGTAATTATAAGTGAAAATAAAGTATTTATCAATGATGCAAAATTTAGTTCCAATAACAAGATTAGGTAAGTTTTTTGGTGGAGAAGATTATTCTTTGGATATTGGTATGGGGGAAGAGTGGTTGATTGGGGATATGAACTTCACAGTAATTCTTTATCGTGTTGATAGGACTAAAACAAAAACCGATGATGTTTATGGTGAAGTATTAGAAAACGGAATTCAATTTTTATCTCCTATAGAACTAAAAGGATATGTTCAAGTTAGTGCTCCACAAGAAAAATTATTGGGAGGTTCTAAAATTATTCAAAAAGAACCTGGTAATATGAAGTTCTCAATTTATAAACAAACTCTTGCGGATCTTGAAGTGGACATAAACATAGGTGATTATCTTGGGTATTACGAAACTGAAGATTATGTTAGATACTATACGGTTGTTGATGATGGATTGGTTGTGTCGGACTTAAAACATACTTACGGGGGGTATAAACCTTTCTATAGAACAATAACGGCTACTTGGGTTAGCGAAAATGAATTTAAAGGAATATAATATATTATGAAAATTGTTATTAACGAATCTCAATTTGATTCTTTATTTATTGGTAAAAAGGTTATGGTTTATTATAATCTACATAAACATACTTTTTCAGTGACATATGATGGTAAAGTTATTATGCATGCCGATTATGTTAAACTTGGTGATGTTGAATTTAGAGTTAGACAAGGAGGTAAAGAAAAAGTTAGGAATGAAAAAAGTAAAAATGTACACGCATTTGTAATAGGTAAGCTATTGGATTATTGTGAGTTTCCTTGTGAGGATTTGCCAGTAAAACCATTTGGAAAAGCCGTAACATACGACCCTTATAAATTTGATACTTTTGTGTATAAAACTACTCAAGAACCAGTTTATAATGCTAATGAAGTTGATATGATAAATTCTAAAGATAAAATCTTTGTAACTGAAAGTTAATATGGGATTTCCAAAGCAAATAAAAAAAACATTACCTTTAGTTCCAAAAAAGACTCTTTCTGCAAGAAGAGAACAATTGTTGGAGTATATAAACAAAGACGGGACTTATCTACCAAAATCAGTATTACATGCGGATTTAGATAGAGGTATGTTAGATTTTGTTAAAAATGATTTAGAAGTAGTCGTTGCTGGATCAAAAGTTCCTATGATTGATATTCTTATTACCACTCAAAACTGGTCCCAATATGTTGAAACCGCTTTGTTTGTAGATTTGGATTATAACCCCACCCCACCTTTTATTACGGTGGTAAGAAGCCCCGAAGTTAAATACGGAACAAACCCATCACTTCAATATACAATTCCAAATAGAAAACAATTCTATTATGCTTCCGTTCCTACTTGGAATGGTAATGAACAAGGTATGGATATATACACAATTCCACAACCAGTTCCTGTTGATATCAACTATAGTGTAAAAATTATTTGTAATAGAATGAGGGAATTGAATGAATTGAATAAAATTGTAATGCAAAAATTTTCTTCAAGACAAGCATATACTTTTATCAAAGGACAATATGTTCCAATCGTTATGACTAATATTTCAGATGAATCTCAATTAAATTTAGATTCAAGAAAGTATTATATACAATCATATGATTTTACAATGTTAGGATATCTTATTGATGAAGATGAATTTGAAGTAAAACCTGCGATACAAAGATCGGTTCAATTATTTGAGTTTGATGCAACATCAAGTAGAGGAAGAAAGAAAACGGGCGAAGTTGATAATAGTTTTGAAAAAAACTTTTTATTTATAAATTCAAATGATGTTTTGTCTGATAGAATAGATTTTACCGCAGACATGAGTTTAATTTCTTCTAACAATATCAACACATACGATGTTTATATAAATGGAGATTACTATGGATCAGATGTCCAAAAAATTCAAATAACAACTAATGATATTTTAAGAATTGAAGTTATAAAAAATACTTCGGGGGAAGATGCTAATATTTTGTTTGATAACAGGTTAGTTTAATTCTCTCCATATATATCTTTCTTCTCTTTACACTTTTCGTAAATTAAATTTTCCAAGAATTTATAAATTTTTATACCCCTCTTATCACAGTATTTTTTGAGGATATCGTGGGCTTCAGGGGATATTTTTAGATTTTTAATCTGTTTCTTTATTTTCATAGGCAGAAAAAAGGTAGAATTTATTCTCACCGTTTATAAATACATATCAAAAAGTCAAGTTTTTTCGTTCTTTATCGAATATTTATCATTAAAATAAATCTGCAATAGAATAATTAAATAATGGCAACATCACAAGCAAATCAAAAAGTTTATGTATCACCTGGAGTATACACATCTGAAACGGACTTATCCTTCGTAGCACAGAGTGTGGGTGTTACCACATTAGGTTTAGTGGGAGAGACAATTAAAGGTCCCGCATTTGAACCAATTTTTATCACAAATTATAATGAGTTTCAAACTTATTTTGGGGGTACTGAACCAACAAAATTTGTTAATACTCAAATCCCTAAATATGAAGCTGCATACATTGCAAAATCATATTTACAACAATCCAATCAATTGTTTGTAACAAGAGTTTTAGGATTGTCAGGATATGATGCAGGACCATCTTGGAGTTTAAAATTAATTGCAAATGTAGATCCTACGACAATTGGGTTAGAACCTAGTGTTGGAACTGTTTGGTCCGCCAATTTTACGGGGAGTTCAACAGGAAATACTGTATCATTTTTAAATCCTGGAAATTTACCTCCAAGTGTTGAACAAAATCTAAATGTACAATATAGATTACAGGACGGAAGTGTTTCTACTCTACAAAAAGATTTTAATAGTTATCTTGATAATATCATGGATGCTCCTAGTTTGTCAGGAACAAATGCTATTATATATGGATCAATACCAAATAGTGATTGGGACAGTTTAGATTCTTCCTATTCAGCAATAACAAATGCTTATAAAACATATAATACTAATTTGTATTATAATGATTTGACGGCATCATCAAATGATCCTTGGTATTATGCTAATTTTGAAATTTCTTCAGTAAATAATTATAGTGGATATTCTTTTTACTATGATGTAACCGCTCTTACTTCTGGTGGAACTATAAGTAATCCAACATTTTCAGGAACAGTTTCAGGTAAGTATTATACATTTACCGGTACGGCTTATACCGATTATAATAATATGGTCGTTGCTACATTGAGGTCAAGAGGAATTTCACTTTATAGTAATAGTTCATCTAGTGATAATCACGGACCAATTTATGAAGTTACCGGACTAACTGATGTTAGTTTAATTTGTACTGATCAATATTCTAATATAGATAAAAATCCTTACGCAACATTTTTAATAAGTGGTGTTACTAAAAATAATTCAACATTCCAATTAGAAACTTCTTTATTGGCGTCCTCATCAAAATATATGACAAAAGTTTTTGGAATTGATAACTTTGGTAAATCAAGAACTCAAGTTCCTTTGTTTGTTGAAGAAATTTATCAAGGATCATTAAATTACGCATATAATAAAGGTTATATTCGTGGTTTGGTTTGTGATTTAATTGCTTTACCTGATGCAAGAAGTGAAAATCCTTCATCAATAGCTTGGAATTTGGAAAAATATCAATCACCTGAAACCCCTTATTTGGTTTCCGAGTTGAGAGGTAATAAGGTATACAATCTTTTTAGATTCATATCAATTTCTGATGGTGATGCTGCAAATACTGAAGTAAAAGTTTCAATTGCAAATTTATCATTTAATAATATGACTTTTGATGTGTTAGTTAGAAACTTCTATGACACAGATGCAAATCCTATAGTTCTTGAGAAATTTACTAATTGTACTCTTGATCCTTTAACCAATAGCTTTATAGGTGTTAAAATAGGAACATCTAATGGGGAATACGCTTTAATTTCAAGATATATAATGGTTGAAATGGCAGATAATGCACCGGTAGACGCGTTACCTTGTGGATTCCGTGGGTATACTCAAAGGGAATATGAATCAGTTGAAAATCCTTCACCAATGATTGTTTTTAAAACAAAATACTATTATCCTGGTGAGACAATTTATAACCCTCCTTTCGGAACTTCTTCTGGTGGTTCCAATACTGTTGAATCTGGCGGAGATGTTGTAAGAAGAACTTATTTAGGATTTTCAAGTCAATTTGGTATTGATGATTCTTTCTTGGGTTATAAAGGTAAACAAAACCCAATAACTGATTGGGCTGACGCAACCGATTCAATTCCTTGGAACTATTTGAGTAAAGGATTTCATATGGACTCTGGAGCAACTGTAGTAACAATTGCAAACGCATTCCAAACAAGTGGTCAAACCGCATTTGAATGTGGAGTTGCTGACTTTAGAAATGATCCAGAAACTCAAGAAAACCCCTATTACTTTATTTATTCAAGAAAATATACTGTATGTTTTGCAGGTGGATTTGATGGATGGGATATCTATAGAGAATATAGAACTAACCAAGACAGATTCCAATTAGGATCTTCAGGTTATTTGGCAGGAGCAGCACCATCACAAAGATATCCAAACGCAACTGGAACTGGATTGTTTAAGAGAATTGTGGTACAAAATAACACACAAGATTTTGCAAATACTGACTATTACGCTTACCTACTTGGTATCTTAAGTTTCAGAAATCCTGAATCAACAAATATCAATGTATTCGCAACATCAAGTATTGATTATGTGAATAACTCAAACCTTGTTGAAGAAGCGATTGATATGATTCAATATCAAAGAGCTGACTCGGTTTATATCGCAACAACTCCTGATTACAATATGTACACTCCTGACGGAACAAGTCAATATGATGTAATATATCCTCAAGAATCTGTTGATAATCTTGATAATACAGGAATTGATTCTAACTATACGGCAACTTATTATCCTTGGATACTTGTAAGAGATACTGTGAATAATACACAAATATATCTTCCACCAACAGGTGAGGTTTGTAGAAACTTGGCATTAACTGATAACATTGCATTCCCTTGGTTCGCATCAGCGGGTTACACAAGAGGTCTTGTAAATTCAGTTAAGGCAAGAGTTAAACTAACTCAAGAAGATAGAGATACATTGTATCAAGGTAGAATCAACCCAATTGCAACTTTCTCTGATGTGGGAACTGTAATTTGGGGAAACAAAACTCTACAAGTTGCTGATTCGGCACTTAATAGATTGAATGTTAGAAGATTATTACTACAAGCTCGTAAGTTGATTTCAGCAGTTGCAATAAGATTGTTGTTTGAACAAAACGACCAAGTCGTTAGACAACAATTCTTGGATAGTGTAAACCCAATCCTTGATTCAATCAGAAGAGATAGAGGTCTTTATGATTTCCGTGTAACTGTATCATCTTCACCTGAAGATTTGGATAGAAATACACTAACAGGTAAAATATATCTTAAACCTACGAAGGCGTTAGAATTCATTGATATTGAGTTCTTTATCACACCAACAGGTGCTTCGTTTGAAAATATCTAAAAAAACAATGGGGATACGAAAGTATCCCTATTTTTAGCCAAATATGAGAATGAGAATATTAGAAGGATTTAAAGGTGAAGGAACACCAGATATGAAATATTATGCTTTTGATTGGGATGATAATATTGTTCATATGCCAACAAAGATAATAGTTAAAACTGAAGATGGCGAGGAAATAGGAATGAGTACTGATGATTTTGCTGAGTATAGAAGTGAAATTAGTAAAAAACCTTTTGAATATAAAGGAGAAATAATAACAGGATATGCTGATAATGCGTTCAGAAATTTCAGAACTTCTGGTGATAAAAATTTTCTTATTGATTCGATGACGGCAAAACAAGGTCCTGCTTTTGACGATTTTAAAGAAGCGATAAATAATGGGTCAATATTTGCAATCATTACAGCCAGAGGACACAATCCTAACACAATTAAGAAAGCCATTTATAATTACATAATGAAGGGTTTTGGTGGTATAGATAAAAACGAATTAGTTAAAAATTTAAAAAAATATAGAACTTTTGCTGATGAAGACGATGCATCAGACAATGAGTTGATCCAATCGTATTTGGAGATGAACAAATATCATCCCGTTTCATTTGGTGAAGATTCAGGTGCTTCAAGTCCCGAAGAATTAAAAGTTAGAGCAATGCAAGATTTTGTAGAATATATTAGAGGTCTTGCAGGAATCCTACATAAAAAGGCTTATTTAAAAAATGATATAAGTAATAACTTTATTCCTGAAATGCCTATAATAGGATTTTCAGATGATGATATTAAGAATGTAGAAGTAATGAAGAAATATTTTAAAGATAAACCAATAGTTAAAACTTATTCTACTGCTGGAGGAATTAAGCGGGAATATAAATAATGAATAATTTTTTATAAAAAAAAGTAAATAGAAATATTTTTCAGATTACTATATTTATAATATATAAACAAAAAAATTAAAAAATAATAATATGGCGGATTTATTAATGAAAATGCCGATACCTTACGAACCAAAGCGTCAGAATCGATTTATTGTAAGGTTTCCATCAAGTCTAGGAATTAACGAATGGTTTGTAGAGACAGCAGCAAGACCATCAATAAAAATAGCCGCTGTAGATATTCCATTTTTGAATACATCAACTTTTGTCGCGGGAAGATTTAACTGGGATCCTATCTCTGTTAAATTTAGAGACCCAATTGGTCCATCTGCGGCTCAAGCATTAATGGAGTGGGTTCGTTTACACGCTGAATCTGTAACAGGTCGTATGGGATATGCAGCAGGATACAAAAAAGATATTGATCTTGAGATGTTGGATCCTACGGGAGTTGTTGTTGAAAAATGGATTCTTTATGGAACATTCTTAACTGATGTTAATTTTGGGTCATTGGGATATTCAACAGACGCACTTGCTGATATCACTTGTAGTTTGAGAATGGATCGTTGTGTATTGGTTTACTAATACTATATACAAAAAAACAAATTTAATTATATTTAACCGTAAAGCATAAACTTTACGGTTATTTTTTTATTATGAACGATCAATCAGCACAATACGGACAAATGAATTTTAGTTTACCACATGATGTGGTCCCACTTCCATCAGGAGGAATTTTTTATAAAAATAAAAAGAAATCAATAAAAGTTGGTTATTTAACTGCTTCAGATGAAAACATATTAATGGCTGGAGGAGATGATCTTACAACAAATCTATTAAGATCCAAAATTTACGAACCAGATGTTAAAATTGATGAGTTAATGGAAGGTGATGTTGAGGCAATTCTTCTATTTTTAAGAAATACATCTTTTGGTCCTGAAATGACAATTAATACAACTGATCCAGCAACACAAAAACCATTTCAAACAACTGTAAGATTAGATGAAATATCAATAATTAAAGGACAAGATCCAAGTGAAGATGGGACTTATACAATTCAATTACCAAGATCACAGTCAACAGTAAAAATTAGACCATTAAATTATGGTGAATTAAATGAACTATCTAAATTAGGTGATATGTATCCTGCAGGTAGAGTTGTTCCTAAAGTAACTTGGAAACTTCAAAAAGAAATTATAGAACTTGATGGGTCAAACGATAAATTAGAAATTTCAAAATTTGTGGAACAAATGCCAATTATTGATTCAAAGTACATTAAAAAATTTTTGGATGAAAACGAACCTAAACTTGATTTGAGAAAAGTTGTACTTACCCCATCAGGAGAAAAACTAACGGTGAATGTTGGTTTTGGGGTTGACTTTTTTCGTCCTTTCTTCGGATTATAGAAAAAATCAATTAGATGAATTTTTTTATTTAAACACATTACTTAAAATTTCTTATTCTGATTTTGAAAAAATGCCAATTTTCATTAGAAAATATCTTTTGGATAAATGGATTGAAGATAATAAAAAGGACTGATTTTTCAGTCCTTTAATATTTATAATATATTATGCAAAAAGCTGGAAACGAAAAAATGGGTAGTGCAAGCGATGAAGTAAAAAAAGTTGTTGAACAAACCGCTGGATTTACTGAAGCAATTGACCAGATGTTAGAAGGAACTCAACAGTTAAATAAAACTTTTGGTCAAGCTCGCCAAAGAGCAACAGAAATAATGAAAGAGGTCTCTGACGCCGCATTACAAATTGTAAGATTGGGTGGGGACATGAAAGATGTTTATGAGACAATGAACGATGTTGCAAGAGCAACAGGAAAAAATGTGGTGATAAATGCAGACGTTGCGGGAAAAATATTTGCAACTTCAAAAGTTTTAGGTCAAGATGTTGAGAAATTAGTAAATAGTTTTGCTGATGTAGGAATACAGTTTTCGAAAATTGACGACATGATGGCGGACTCAACCAAGTATGTTAGGGATATGGGGTTGAATACAAAAGAAGTAATGGACAAAGTTATTACTAACTTTGATAAGTTAAATAGATTTAATTTTGAAGGTGGTGTACAAGGAATGACAAAAATGGCGGCAAAAGCAGCAATGTTTCGTATTGATATGGGAGAAACTTTTAGTTTGGCTGAAGATGTTATGAAACCTGAAAGAGCAGTTGAAGTGGCGTCGGCCTTTCAAAGATTAGGAGTTGCTGCAGGTAACCTTGTAGATCCATTTGCTTTAATGAATGCATCAATAAATGATCCTGGAGCATTACAAGATGCTATTGTTAATATAGGAAAAGAATTTACTTATTTTGATGAAAAAACCAAGTCGTTCAAAATTAACCCTCAAGGAATGCTGACTTTGAGAGAGTTGTCTAAAGAAACGGGAGTAAGTTATGAAACATTAACAAAGGCAGGATTGGCAGCGTCAGAACTGGATAAAAGATTGTCACAAATAAGCCCATCAGTTAAATTTGAAAAAGAAGAAGACAAACAATTTTTAAGTAATATTTCTCAAATGGGGGATGATGGAACATATAAAGTTACTTTAGAGGACGGAACTAAAAAAGACCTTTCAGAATTAAATCAAGAGGAGTTTGATAGATTGATTAAAGTACAAAAAGAAACTCCAAAAGATATGGAAGAAATTGCCAGAAAACAACTTGGAGGTATAGAACTAATGCGTGCAGATCTAAGAGCTATTGCAGAAACTGTAACCAGAGGGTTTGCATCAACTGAAACAATAAGAAAAGGAGCAGAAGGCGCTAGAAATATATCAGATAAAGTGTTAGGTACAATTTCTAAAGAATTTATTAATAGTGATGTTGTTGGAAAAAATGCGAATGTTGTTGCAAAAGAAATTAAAGATCAACTTATAAAATATTCTGCAGGAGGAAAAGTTGATAAAGAAGAACTTGAAAAAAATCTTAAAAGTAGCTTTGGAACTTTTGCAAAAGAAGGGGCGGATCTTATTGCAAAAGCAACTGAAAAAGCAGGTAAAGAATTGAAAATTCCTGGAAAAATAATGGACAACAGTGCAATAAAATTTGCTGTAGATAAAGCAACAAAAGAACTCGGAAGTGTTTTAGGAGTAGATGTTAATGAACTTTTAACAAAGGCTAAATCAACGGCAAATACCGTAAAGGGGAACATAACTTCAACAAGTGAGTCGGCATTATCAGGAGGACTTTCGGATAAAGTTGCAGATGCTAAAAAAGGTGCACAAAGTTTAATCGATAAAGTTAGTCAATCGCTTAATGTAGATGGTACAATTACAATTAAAATAGATGCTCCTCCTGGAGTTACCACACAACAATTACAAGAATATGTCAATAATGATGACCTTAAAAGAAGTTTTTGGAATTTTGTACAAAAACAAATGGTTGATAGTGGAATGCAAAAAACTAAGACATTAGGAAAATAACATTACAATAAAAATTTACTTTAACCTATTTATATAAAAACATTAGATGGGTAGTCCATTAGATTTTATAAATTCAGAAGGGTTCAGAAAAAAACTCATTACAAGAAACTTGAGTCCTTATCAAAAGGCTCCTAATAGACCTACGCCACCAAACAACTACGAATATATTCAATCTGATACATCAGTATTAGATAGTCCTGATAGTTTAATAGACGAACCTTCATTTGCAAATAAACTATATCCCTTAAACCAATACGGTAATGAGGGAGGATATGAACAAGCACCTGATCCTGTTGGACTTTCAAATTCAAAATCAAACGAAGGAGAATATGGATTTCAAGATGCTCACATATTAGATCAGGCAGTACCTGAATCACAAAAATGGAAAGCGTTAAATGCTTTTTCAAGCGGAACACAATTACCTTTAGATAGTGCACCATTTTTTGAATCTTTAAATTTAATACCGCAACAAGTAATAGGTGCTAATAATCAACCATATCCGTCAACATTTGTTCCTTCTTTTTATGGTCCAGCATCAATACTTTTAAGTAAAGACCCCCAAGGATCTGATGGGTTGTTAAGTCAAGACTCGTTTATTGCTAGATTAGGTGCAGATACTTTAAGAAGAGGTTTTGAAGAAAGAATTGCCACTCAAATTAAAAGACAAACAACAGGTAGAATAAACTTGTTTAGTGTTGATAGCGGAACTGATGTTTTAAATTTAGTGACAGGTAGAGTTCCTTTAATTGAACCAAATTATACAATTACGATTCCGGCAAATCCAATATTGGCTGCTGCGGATTTTGCATTAAGATTGGCGGGGTCTATCATACCTGTTTCTACTATTCCGGGTTCTTATTTTGATTCGAGTATAAATACAAGACAGCCAACAACAATTCAACAATTAACAAATGCGTTTAAAAAGACTGCGGTTGGAAAGGCATTTAATAGAGTATTAGGTTCTCAAACAGGATCTGAATTATTTTTAAACAATACAGGAGCAGGTCAAAAAGCCAGACTTTTTGGTAATTTAGATTATAACAAATATAAACCAAGTTATGATAGAACTCTTTTTGATAGATTGGCTGGTGCAATTGTTGGAAGTACAACAAACAATAGTAACTACTATGTTGGATCTAGAAATTCGGATCCCTCAAGAATATTTTCTCCAGGAGGAGATATACCTGTAGACAGTTATGGTAGAGAAGTACAATCTCCGGTTTATGGACCGCAGGAACTAGCCCAACTATATGAAGGACCAAGTAAAGATGTTAGGTTGGGTGCCAATGGTCCAACATATAGTGATGGAGGAGGAATTGAAGGTGGATTTACTTGGGTATCACCAAAATACAAAGGTAATGCCGGTAAAAAGGCCGGTATTGGAGGATTAATTGCAAACCAAGATCAAGACTACAGACCATCATCATATAACACAACGGAATCGACAAATAGAACATTTAGAGAAGGTTCAATACTTGACGACACCCAAAGAATTATCGATAGTCAACCCCAAGGAGGAAGAAGATTACAACATGTAGGTAATGCCATTGATCAAGTGAGTAAGGTCTTTAATGATGGGTATAAAGAACTTACAAAGGGTTCTAGAGTGTTGAGTTATGTCGGAGCAATAGGACAAGAGGTGGGATCTGAATATTGTCGTGTTTTTGCCAAAGATGTTCCGTATCTTCAATATAACGATTTACAAAAAACAGATGGTATAACAACAGAAGGTAGAAGGTTCGCTTGGTCTGTCCTTGACAAGACATATAATTTAAATATGTATCCAAACAAACAAGAAGGCGGACAAGATTCAACAAATTTGATTGGTAGTTCAAATGAGTCTTATGCTAAAAAATATATGTTCTCTTTGGAGAATTTAGCTTGGAGAACCTCAAGTAAACCTGGATATACTGTAAGTGATTTAGCCATTTGTGAGAGGGGTCCTAATGGAGGGAGGGTAATGTGGTTTCCTCCTTATGGTTTAACTTTTAATGAAAACGTAAGTACGAATTGGAAAACTACTGATTTTATTGGCAGGCCAGAACCTGTGTATACATATGTTAATACTTCAAGAAGTGGATCAATAAGCTGGAAAGTTGTTGTCGATCATCCGTCAGTTTTAAATTTAATTGTTAATAAAGTAATGAAAAACGAAGTTAACAAAACAAGGATTGATAGTATTATGGAATCATTTTTTGCGGGATGTAGAAAATATGACATATATGAGTTAGCAAAAAAATACTATACAATAGATCCTCACGACCTTTATGAGCTGCAACAAAAGATTACTTCTGGCACTATGACTCAAGAACAATTAACCTATGCGGTAAAAACAGAACAAACTGGAAAAGATTCTACAAACGGTGCTAATCAGCCAACCGCACCTCAAGTACAAACAAATCCTTTTGAAAAATACAATAATTTTGCTTTTTATTTTGATAACGATATACCTAAAAAAAATTCTTCAGTAACATCGTATGAGAATTATTATAGTTCATATGTATCTGACACAAATAAAACAACTTATGTTAATAATGCTCCGGATGTAACAACTCCATATAATAGTAATAAAGAAGGGGTGGGTAATTTTTTTCCTAATGTTATTCAAAGTAATTTTAGTGGATTAGAAAAAATGAAGACAGAAATATCTAATTTTTTGAGCACAAATCCAGACGCATCAGTCACCGTTAATTTGGTTGGTAGTGCTTCTGCACCACAGTCAATCGCTTACAATGAACAACTTTCAGGAAGAAGAATTGATTCTGTTACAGAATGGTTTTATCAAGATCCAATACTTAAAGGAAAGCACGATGATTTCCCAAGAAAGTTTGACATAAAATCAACTCCTGTGGGAGAACAAACAGTTGCCGCAGTAATATCTGGCGGTACCGCTGGATTAAATTATGGTTGTACCGATAAAGATAGTTTAACTCCATCCAAGCAAGTATATACTGTAAATGCTATGGCATGTAGACGAGTGGCGGTTACCGTTACAACAAAAATTCCACAAGAACCACAAAAACCTGCAGAACCTGTTCCACAGCAACCACAACAAAACAATCTTGTTGGAACAATACAACCTGTATCAGTACCAACACAAAAAATTGAAACCAATTGGGTTGAAAAAGATAATATTACAAAAAGAGTGTTAAGAAAATTATTGTCAGAGTGTGATTATTTTGAAACAATTAAAGAAGAAACACCGATGGTGTTTGATAATTTAAGAGACAAATTAAAATTCTTCCAACCCGCATTTCATTCAATGACACCAGAAGGGTTAAACACTAGATTAACTTTCCTTCAACAATGTATGAGACCGGGAGACACAATCCCAACAGTTAAGCAAACAGCGCCTGGTGGAAAAGTTGAATTACAATATAACAACGCAATCAATACGGCTTTTGGAGCACCTCCAGTATTAGTTTTAAGAATTGGTGATTTTTATAATACAAAAATTACACCAACTTCTTTGGCAATAACATATGAAGATCTTGATATAAATCCTGAAGGTATTGGTGTTCAACCAATGATTGCTAATGTTACTATGGGCTTTAATTTTATCGGAGGTAGTGGATTAAAAGAATCTGTTGATAAATTGCAAAACGCATTAACTTTTAATTATTACGCAAATACTGAAATCTATGATGATAGGGCAGATGTCACAGATCAAAGTTATCAAGTCATAGATAAACAGTTCTTAAATGCAATTGGTGCCCAACCGCCAGGACCAACCTTAAATCAAACACAAAATACCAACGGACAAAATAACAATACATATATTGGTCAACTTATTGTAAGTTCTACAACTGGAGGAACAATACAATATAAAACATTTATGGATAGTTTTGTTGCGGCGACACAAACATATTTTACGAACAGCTTTAATAAAACAAGAGAAGTATTCAGTCAATATAATAATGCAATGTTACAAAATTGGACTGTACAGAGAAATTATACCCAAGGAAATTTTGCGGCTGATGAAACTCCAACAACAGAAATAATAGGTAAACCACAAAATCTACAGGCCAATATAGATAATGTATTTGCCAATTTCATTGATAATATTGAAAGTAATAATAAAGATACTCAAGACAGGTTTATTAATTATATTGATGGAAAAAACTTTAATAATAAAATTATTAGACAACTTAAAGCCAATTATAAAGCATTCGTTACTGAAAAAAAAGGATCTTATTTAAATCCAATCACTAAATCAATTCAAGAGTTATCGATTGCCCAACAAACTTATATTCAATATTTAAGTAGAGTTAATACATTAGTTTTTAATCCAACAGCAGGATTAGGTACTGATGGTTTACAAGCGGCAGATGGAAGTGTTACAATTATTGATTTATCAGGAACAACATCATATAATGAATTAAAAGATGATATTAAAAAAATACAAGCATCAATCCAAGCATTTTATTTGGCGGTAACAACAGCAACAACATTTAATTATGGAAGTAATAAATACGATGGAAAATTAATTTGGGGTGAATATTCACAAAATACAGACGCAAAAACACTTTTACCACAAGTATTTGTCCCCTTTATAACTCAAGAATTAATGTCAATTGCATCATTCAAAAGAGCATATATGATTCTTTCTAATGACATTTTAGATGACAAAAAATATCAGGTTTTCAAAACCGCATTAATTGGAAACATTATAAATAATGCAAGTTTAAATACATCAGGAGAGTCAAACTTGGAATTTGAATTTGATAAATGGTGGAAAGGAACCGCGGCTCCGGAGTTTAAACAAGAAAATGATGCAACAAATACTTTTTTAAATGATATAGAAAAAGGAAAATTGAAGGACTTTTTGAAATATACACCTACTTTAGTTAAAAGTGAAAGAGTTTTTGATTTTGTAAAATCACAATCTCCAAGCAATGAACAGAAGAAATTAATAACATCATTAAACGCTCAAACAGATAATTTACAAACTCAAACTAAATGGAACAACAAAGAAGGTTCTGTATACATATCAAAAGCAAAACTTAATTAAAAATGGCATTTCCGTATTATAATAGATATAGTGAATTTTTAATAAATGGTGGACAAACTGTTGTGCCGTATGTTACATTACCACAAAAGCCTTCGGATCAGACTTATATATACAAAATAGCCATGAGTAGACTAGATAAAGTTTCTCAAGAATTTTATAATTCACCATATTTTTCATGGTTAATTTTACAAGCGAATCCTCAATTTGGAGGATTAGAAAATTATATATATGATGGTGCAGTATTGATTATTCCATTTCCTTTAATAGCATCTTTACAAGATTATAAAGCAGCATTAGATAATCATTTTTATTATTATGGCAGGTAATTTACAGGCAGACAATAGTGGGAACATATTAGTTGAATTTGACTATAACAATATCATTATTGTTGATCCAAATAAAACAATTGATGCGCAAGGTAATATTGCAGAAAGATTGGTTGATCAAGAAAATTTAGTAATGTTTGCAAATCTTGAAGCCGAATTATTACCAAGAACAAAATTGGCGGTTGGTGCAAGTCCGGAGGACAGAATCAGAACAATATCGATTGCCAAAATAAATTTCCTGAAACCCACCAAAAACAATTACATGGGTACAGGATATTACGATGAATTTACTGGAAAAGATACAACGGCAAAGAAAGGAGTAAATCAGCCAAAAGAAATGCCCGTCATTCCTAAAAATGGAGATAAGCCATATGTAAAAAATACTGTTGTTGATCAACAAAATGTTATTGATAACGGTCTTTTAGGAATGACCTCAATTGAAATAAAAACCAGTACTTCATTTATTCCAACAGTAACCATTAGACTTGAAGATGTACAAGGAAAAGCGTTATTTCAACTAGGTAATGAATCACCATATGCGGCATTTTTTAATTTACCCTACCCTCCTTTTTATTTAACACTTAAAGGATATTATGGACAAGCGATTAGGTATCAATTGAATTTAGAAACATTTAATGCTAGTTTTAATTCGTTCAGTGGAAACTATCAAGTCACTCTCCAATTAAAAGGATATAAGTTTAATATATTAAATGAAATATCAATGGCTCAGTTACTGGCAACTCCACATATGTATTCGACAACTTACACTCAAACACAATCGCCAACAACGGGAGAAGGTAAAGGACAAGCCAAAGCAACTTCAGTAGATCCAAGTGTTGCACAAGGTACAACAAGTACTAATAATGTTAGTACAACAGTAATTTCTGAAAAGGGATATCAAAAAATTGTTGAAGTTTATAGTGAATATAAATCTAAATTATTAATACCACCAGATTTTCCTGAATTAACTCTTGTTCAGTTAATGAACAAACTTCAAAATTTTATAAATGGAATTACAAACAGTTATATTAAAGTTGATGTTGAGCCATTAACCAATATAAGAAATTATAAAGATTTACTTAAAAGATATTTTGAAAGGGTTAAAGGTGATCAAGTATCTTGGTTTAAAGATTATTTGGATCCAAAACCAATAATATTAGAAAACGAACAAAAAGTATATTTTTTTAAACAAATTAGTGATGGAGAAAAGGCGGATGCTAAAAAAGAATTAGAAACATCTATAATTAAAGTTTTTAATGACGAATTAGCAGCGAACCCTACATTGGGTAGCAAAGGAACATCTCCAATAACAAATCAAATAACATATGACAAAATTTTAATAAGTATTGATGCGTCTAAAGTTGATTGGAAAAAAACTGTCAGAGAACAGACAGGAATAATTCAACCAACCACGGCCCAAACAAAAGATGCAATTTTTAAAATATTAAAAACAATAAACCAAAAAACTTTTGATGTTAAATTTGATAATGGAGTTCCTAACATAACAAGTATAATTCTACCTGATTTTTTTGTTTTTGAGGGGGAGTCAAGATTTAGTAATCTAATTTCAATTATGGAGGCTGAAGCCAACAAAAAATTATCTCAAACTGAACAAAAACTCACATTAGAGTTGGCTTCTAAAATTGAAGATAAATCAACAGGGATTGGATTTAAACCAACAGTAAGAAATATAACCGCAGTTATTATGGCATCTGCGGAAGCCTTTATTCGTTTAATGGATGATGTTCATACTAATTCTTGGAATCAAAAATATAATCCTATTAGAAAAAATGCTATATTGGATAATCCATCATCAGCGCCTGGAACAGATACAACAAAAAATGTTAAAATTGATCAAACAACTTTAAATGGAGATAATCAATATGCAAATTCGCAAGAACCTGTTTACCCTTGGCCACAATTTTTTGTTGAAACACCTGAAGATAAAAAGGGTAGATTTCAATTAAGGTATATTGCAGATCCAACCGTTGTTGATTTAACTCAAGGATATAATTATGTGGCATGGCCTGAAGTAGAGTTTGTTGAAGAGTTTATGAAAGGATTAACACAAAAATTAAATCCACCAATAGCACAACCGCCAACAGATTCAGAATCAACAACAATAATAACTAATATAAATGCAATAGAATTTCCAAATTCTGGAATAGCATATGTTAACAAAGAACAACTTAAATTTTTCTATGAGATTTGGGAAAGACAGTTTTTATCTTCATTTTATTCTGGATTTATAAGGACAACAAATAATACAGATCAAGTTCAAGATATAACAAAGTTAAATACACAAGTAGATGGTTCTAACATAGTAAATAGTTTAGGAGTAAGTTCACCATATTTGGCTTTGTCCTTAAAAGAATATAATTTTACGGCACAAAATTACAAACAATACTTAAGTAATTTTTCAAATCAAGGAACCGGTAGATCATACCAAGATTTTATTAGAGATTTTTTTGTTACACCGTATATTAAAACTTTTACAGAAAACTCTTTTAGTATTTTAAATTTAAATGATTTAGGTAAAAATCCTGAAAAATTAGATTCAAAGTATATTGAAACACTAGAAAAAATAGTTAAACAAACAATTAATGAACCATTCATAGTTGATACAATACCTTTTACAGATTATGGTTGGAATCAAAAAAACTTAAGCTCTTCAAATAAAAGTGTTAATCAAGAAGTATATAATACAAATAAAGTATTAAAAGTCATTCCATCTAGAAGTGTAATTTCAAATTTTAATGACATTTCTAATTATACAACAAATAGACCAGTTACTAATTTTTCATATTTAAATGTTAAAAATCCTATTGATGTATTATCAAATACAAATTTACAAGGATTTTATTTAACAAGAGAACCAAAAGATTTTGTTCCAACTGAAGGGTATATAGAACAAACAGTTCCTAGCGGACCTTTACTATCAAAATTAACTACTTCAATTTTAAACACACCATACTTCATAAATGCAATTCAAAATGGTGTTTATAATTGGAGAAAAAAAGACCAATACCCTTATGTTCAAGCAGCATACCTTTTTGTAAATTCATTACCATTGGCTTCTTTAAGAGAAAGGTATAAGACCTATAATAATTCAACAACAACAGAATTAGATTATATCGCATCTTGTTTCAAAAAATTCGGAGCTATTCATAAAATGCCATACGCTTGGGTTTTAAAAATGGGATCAATTTGGCATAGATATAAAAAATATAAAGAATCAAATATTGATATTTTAACAGGTGTTTGGGATAACTTTGATTACACAACAAATTATGATCCTATAACTAAATCTAAAACTAAAGAATATAGTTTTAAGACAAAAGAAAATACCAAGGAGTTTTCATATAATATCGTTTTACAAAATGAAGCTGTAAGTGGGATTACCATACAAACAGGATTTTATCCAAAAGTGATAAATGATTTTAATGTTTTTTATAATGGATATGATCTTTATATAAATTATAGTAATGAAGAAATTCAAAAAAGTGTAAACAATGGAATGGTTCCATATTCTTTATCACAAATAAATGGAACACAACAAGGTAAAAATTTTCAATTACAGGCATATTCAGTTTTACTAAAAGATCAAATTAATGATACATTGACAACGAGCAATCTTTGTACACCGGTAAATGCTACTGATGGTGTTGAATATTTTATGGTACCTTCATTAGGTGCTAAAATAAATCAAACAGAATATGAATGTCTTGTGAATGGTGCTACGGTTATCGATG